GGTCGTGGATCACGTAACGCTTGAGGATCATTGACCGGAAACTCTCCCAACCTTAACTGGGGATGGTCTTTGTTCCAACACTCAGGACACGCCTTTATGTTAGTATCTCTGCTCTTGACAACTAGACTACGTAGTTCTTTTAGTTTGTATTCCCATCCGCATATGTCGCAGAAGGCTATTGCTCTCTTACTAGAGGCGAATTGGTTAGACATGACTACATATATCCCATACGGGGTACGAATCTAACTGACGCTTTCTCTCTATCTTCTCCTGCGGCTAGCGCAAACTGTTCGTCGTACACAGATTTCAACATAGGTACCCGATCCATCATCTCCGGCAGCTTCATTGCTATGTAGTACGCTAGCCCCGCTACTAGGCAGGGGAAGAACCTAAAGTTCATGTCTGGAGTCTGTGCGCCACTACCCGCATCTTCGATCCTACGCATACGCCAGTAGTATAATTTGTAGTCGTTGGTGTCTGGCACAGGCCAAACATTTACTAGGGGGGCATCTCGCAGCCGCTCTATATAAAGTTGGATAGGTCTGCCTTGTGTTAACTTGTTAGGGATGGACGCGTAAGTACTCACACTAATACGACTTAGGTTGAGATCAGATTGAGTCGCCACGTTGCCACTGCCTGTGCGTACCTGATGTTCTAGTAAGTCTATGGTATCTGCGGGTAGGGGATACTGCGTCTTTCCTTGAACTAGGTCAATAGTTCCACTATCTATAGTCCACATGTTTATGCCACGGTTCTGCCACTCGATAGTAAGCAGGTTCATGGAACGTCTAGCGGTCTTTAAATCGTACCCAGAGCGCATTTCCCGTCCCGCACGCTCGAACGCTTCCTCGGCAATGTCCGTGAACTCCATGTTAAACGTCGCACTATTTGATGTAGCCATTACTTACCCCATCCTGATTTAGCTTTAACTTTGGCTTTGTTAGATAGATTGCCATAGTGGAACAACTTTACACTAGTCTTAGTATGGGTTTTGCCCGTGTGAAGACTACCATCAGCCATCTTGTGTAGACCGCCTTTGTGTTCTTTACCGTCTTTTTTGTAGTGCTTGACGCCCATACCCATTACTTTTTTCTCCTTTTGGCGGCTGTTACACGCCTAGGTTTTCCTGCTGGTTGGCCAAGACTCTTCTTCTCGGCTACCTTCTTTTTCTTCTCGGCGCTAGACATCTCGCCAGAGGTCTTAGGAGTCTTTTCAGATACCCGTTTGCTAGGACGGCAATATGGAGTGCCACGACCGTCTCCCTTCTTTCGACCACACGCCTTACCGGTGCTAACGTCTTTCCAGTCCTCTTTGAACCAACGCTTTAACGAAGCACCTTTCTCTGTCTTGCGTATCTTCTTACGCATTACTTACCAGCCTTTTTCTTCCGGCATTTAGCAATGGCCCCCGAAGCATATGCTGACGGGAACACTTTATATTGCTTCTTTACTTTCTTGTAGCACGCGTCTTTTACAGTACCACCTTCCTTGTACCCACACGCGCTAGTTTCTTTGCGGTAGTAAGTACGCATTAGCGCATCTTACAAACTTTGCCGCCACGAGCCATGCCGTAACCGCGAGCTTTAGCCTTTGGCTTCTTAGCCATACCACCTTCCTTGTACTTCATGGTGGGTTTCTTCCTTCCCATTTCTGGGTCTTTCTTCATCATAGCTTTCTTGGCTGCTTCCTCTTTAGGACTAAGATTCAAGTTCTGCATCATAACTTTTTTATCGTGGGCTGCTTTTTCTTTTGGAGACATAGCCTCGTACTCTTCTTTAGTGAGGACTACTGGGCCGCCTTCTTGATACGCCTTGGCCATTCCACCAGCTTTCATCTTGCCCTTGCCGTCAGCCGCATAGTCGGGAACCATCTTACCGTCCTTTCCCTTGACCATGTTTAGCTTTCCGCCTTTACTCATCATTTGTTTTTGCATAGAACTTCTGTTCATCATGTTATCTACCTATCTCATTTTGCAGGCGCGTATGCCTTTGGTTGCTTTGCCAACACCGCGAACCGAACCGCCGTCGCGGTACTTTTTAGTCATTCCACCGCTCATCATTTTCTTAGCAGGTTTCTGTACTTTGCCGCGTTTTTTGCTGTTCATGTAATCGGTTAGAGACTGCCCCTCTCCTAGGTCTGAAGCGAGTACAGCGGCCATCTTCCTGCCGTTCTTGCTATAGTAATCCTCACCCGCAGCGCGAGCTTCTCTTAGACTCTTATAATCTTTCCAAGTCTTCTTCTTAGGCACGTCTTGCGGTGCCTTAACTTGCTTAGGAGGTCTAGTAACGCTAGTTGCACTCTTGGCTGACGCAGTTTTCTGCTCATTGCCAGAGGCGGTTACTTTCTGGTTAGCATCCATCTTAGCACTGTCACGCCGCATCTTACCTAAGTCAGTACCTTTACCTTCAACTGCTTTAGGCTGCGCTGTAAAGTTGCCAGTTGATTTCTTAGCAGGGGTAGGGGGCTTCTTGTAGTCAGACGCTATTGAATCACTAAGTGCGCCTCCTACTTTAGGTACGCCAACTGCGGTAGCCGCAGTTGCGACACCTGCGCCAATTCGTTTACGTCCGCTACGGATTGCACTAGCAGTAGGTTTATTACCCCTTGGGTCATTTTTTGCGCGGTTTTTTGCGCCACTTGGTGTTTTGCCCACTGCGCCCGATGTTTTTTTCTCGGCATCTCGCGCTTTCTCTACGGCTTTTTTACCAAATTTTTTAATTGCTTTGGTGATACCCATTCGGGCTATTGCTGCTAATATTGGTAATGCCATTTCTACACACCTACCATTTTGATTTGTCGGCCCAATAGGCCGCGGACATTTTGCCCTTTGCTATATTTTTACCGTGGCGAGCCTTAAAAGACTTGCGCTTGGCTTTCATTTTTGCGGATTCGCCAGACTTAGGCTTACCTGCTGTTGACGCACCTTGCTCTCCATAACGGATTACCTTCTCTTTACCATTCTCACACGCTTTAACTACGTGAGATTTCTTGGGGTGAGAAGGCGTGCGTTTGGGGGAGTTGCAAGACATACTCTTCTTATCAACTTTACCCCCTTTAGCGTAGTAATTACGCATAGAACACAGTTATAGAAGACATGTTGGCGGGGGAATAATCTATATACCCTCCGTCTTTAAACAGTATTCCATCGTCCGGTACATCAGGGTATTCAGAAGTAGTCGCAGAAGCTACCGTAGCAAACTGCATACGGATATTGCCTGTAGGGCTAGTCTCTCTGAACGTAATAGTACCTGCTGTAGCTGTGTTAACTGCGTATAAACCCTTCAAACGCAACCTACCCCCAAATATAGGAGCTGCTACGCTGTTAGAAGTACCTGCGCTTACATTGGCCGCAGGGTTACCCACTGCTGTAATAGAAGTGATAGAAGTGTAATATCCAGCACTTGTTACTACGCCAGTATCTGCGCCTACAAGACTTTCAGTAGCGGCGTTACCATCTTGATCTAGTCCAACAATAGTAAAAGATTTTCCGCTATCGTCGCCCGCAGAAGTGATAGTAATTTTCCTAGCCGCGTCAAGGGTAAAAGGACTACCCCCAACAAGCACGAGAGCAGCGTTATTACCTACTCCCGCAGCGGTGGATATAGCCGTCGCACTTGCTACTGCCGCAGATATAAATGTCGATTGAATGTCAGAAGACATAACCTACTCCTTACGGTTGAATTGCAGTGTTAAACGCCTGTGCGTACATTACAGTGATTACCGCGCTACCTGCGTTAGTTCCAGCAGAAGAAGTAACAGTAAGACGTAGATCAGAAGAACCCGTATCTTTCCACTCTAGCGTACCACCACCTTGCGTGGTAATTGTTTTAAGTCCTACACTTGTGCCTGAAGCGATAGCGTTAATGAAAGTATTGTTATTTCCACCCGCTTGACCAACACTTATATTAGTAGTTGTATTAGCAGCCGTCTCTAGGTCAACTAGAATGTTAACAATCTTAGAGTTTGCGGGAATAACTATATTAGTAGATGATGCAGTAAGTGCGCCACCTGATAGGTCAGCTACGTGCTGTTGAGTCATTACAACATAGCCTACGTTAGCTACGTCAGTACCTACAGTAGTACCTACGGTGTTTCGGATGTTACCGGCGCGGATAGGGCCGGAAAAAGTAGTATTAGCCATTATAGAGTTCTCACATGTGAGTTAAGGCAAATCTGTCTACATGTCGTCAGTCGGGTCTGTCAGATTCACCGGATTGTTTCCCGATAAGGGTAAACATATCACAGTGTGTAACTTTAAGTCAAACATAAAAAAGGGGGCCGAAGCCCCCCTAGTACAACATGTTACTAAGCGATTAGTTAGCGCCGGGAGAACCGAAGATACCTAATGGGTCAGATACACCGAACGAGTAACGCTCACGAGCTTTATAACGGCTGTTGCCAGTATCGAAGTCCGCGTCCATAGAAGTAGCCATTGGGCTACGAACGAAGTGCTTCAGACCGTTAGGAACGTCAGTACACAGGAACCAAGCATCTGTATCAGTCAGATAATGGTTAACTGCATAACCCTGTGGAACAGAGCCGTTGTTGTTGAGGGCGTTAAGATCGTTGTCGGCAGTGCCTACACGTCCTTCAGTCTCAAGCAAACGGGTTGCTACGAATTGCAGGGCAGGTGGGATAACGAGCTTCTTAGGCTTAGAGGCGATCAGGAGACCACGCTCATCAGTCCAGCCAGCGATCTGAATGACAGCGGCTTCCAAAGAAGTTTCGTTAAGGTCTGAACCAACCGCAGGACGGTTAGAGTTAACCCCACCATTAACCAATGGGTGAGCAGTAGAACAAAGTACTTGTCCGTCACCAAAGGTAGTGCCAGCAAAAGCGTTGTTCAGGATGTCTGCGCCTTTAACTTGCTTAGTGTATGCCATAGCGCGAGCCAGTGCTTTGGTGTAACGAGATGACAAGGAGTCATACAAGTTATCTTCAATCGCTTCTTCAGTGATTGAGAAACCCATTGCAACGGTTTCGTGCGTGTAGCGTGCGCTCCATGCTTCCTGCGCGTTGTCATAGTCGATGGCAGAACCTTCACCCTTAACAGGTGCAGCGCCAAAACCAGACAGCTTAGTTTCTTCTTCAAAAGAACGGTCAGAGGTTTCAGTCTCGAAAATCTCTTTGTGCTCTTCACCATACTTTGCGTACTCTAAACCGAACAGTGCGTTCAGGCCGGGGAGTAACTCTTTTAATAACTGCGCTCTTGAAATAGCCATTAGTTAGCTCCTTATAGACCTACGGCGTTAGTTGAACTGTTGTATCCGACGTTGAACTTAACAAGTACGTCAGGGAAGGCATCAGTCAGAGGGGAAACGGCAGAAACAATTCTGAACGCCGCAGTGGTTGTTACAGTAGTTGATTCAACTGCACTTGTAGAGTTACCAGTAGCAGTATCGCCAGTAGTAGTACTTTGAGCAGCAGCGAAGAACGTGTTAGCTCCGATGTCAGATTGGTCAACAACGCCATCAAACTGAACTTGAAACAATACGTTTGGATCGTCAACAACGTAAGCCTTAACAACACCAGTAGTGCCAGAAGGGTAGTATTGGCTAAAGATCACTTGACCTTGCGCGTTAACGTACTCACAACCCATAAACACGCCTAGAGCGCCAGTAAAGCTGTTTGCAACTGGGAATGCCTGTGCGCCAGCGTTAGCGCCAGTACCAGTAGCGATAGCAATGTAGCCGTCGGTGCCAATAAATACAACAGAGCCGTGGAAGATGTTAGTAGCTTCTCCGGCAGGGTCAATCAAGTACTGAGTAGTAGCACCTGCGTAAGGCAGGCCGTCAGCACGTTTTACGGGGCGTAGCCCGTATGGTGCGGCAGTAAGAGCCATTTTGAATTACTCCAAATAAATTTTAGTTTAGGTACCTTTACCAAAGGTAACTTTAGATTTCCGCTCGCTAAATAGCGGCATGCGAGGATCGTTCTCTCGCATAAGGTTGTTATCCACAGAATTAAGCTGTGCCTTACTTTGTTGGTTGTAGTAGTCAGTACGTTGTTCAACCATCTCAGTAGGTGCTTTACAAAGCAGTAGGCCACCAATAACTACGTTGTCTTTGAATCTTTCGTTTTCAATAGCGACAAGCGTAATTTCTGGGTGATCTGTTGCTTTAACAGGTTCCCAACCTTCACGTATTTTAGAAGAAACATTAGTAGCATCAATATTTCCTTGGGTGCTCACACGAATCCAGCGAAACGCGTATCCTTGCTCGGGGTGGGGCGAAGGTAGAACCTCTGGCCTAGTCCAAGCTGCTTTACGAACCGTTTTTGCACGGGTTTCTAGTTCACGATCAAGTCTGTTATTAGCCATTATATTTTCCTCATCTCTTCAGCAACCTTTTGGGCGTATAGTTCAAGCGGTACTCCAAGTTTCTTAGCGATAGCTACCTGTGTCTGCGTTAATCGCACCTTTTTGGGTGCTGTGCTCCGCGTAGCGGGGGCAACCACATTTGACTGTCGCTTAGTTGTTTTGGCCTCTGGCTCTTCAGTTTCCCCTTCAAATTCCTCGGGGAAGGTGTTTCGCATACGAGAATTAATAGTCTCGTAGTAATCGTCACTTGTGGTGTCCATTCCTTGTTTAACAAGTTTACTATGGACACCCATAGCATAAGCTGTCATCTCGTCATCAGAACCAAACCAAGAATTTTCACTTGCCCAATCGGACGCTTTGGCATCTGGCTTTTGACGTGTCTCTTTAGGCATTTGTACAGGAACTTCTTCCTGTTGTAAAGGTTCCTGTACGAAATTATCTAACTTATCTGTCTTTATTCTAGCGGTAGTTAGTTTTTCTTGGGCTTCTAGTAGTTTATCTGCGTTACCATCTTCATACGCACGTTTATATTGCCGTTTGGCTAGTAGCATCTCACCGTTGGCGGTTTTCTTGGCTTGCTCTAGCAAAGCAGCTTGATTCTTATCTACCGTGCCTTTTAGTTTGCTGTTCTCGTCAACAAGGGTCTTGGCAAAGTTTTCTAGCTCTTCACGTTCACGGTTAGCCTGCTCTTTCGCTCGGCGCTCGTCGTGGTAGCCTTTACTGAAGTGTTGGATGCGTTTACGTACCTTCTCAGAGTAGTCCTCAAGTTCTTCGTCGGTAACTTCTTCAGGGGGTGCGGAAGCTTTGCGGCCCCTATCAGCTTTTGGCGTATCATCAACAACCTCAACTTCTATTTCTTTTTCCTCTGATTTTGTCTCGTTTTCGTACTCTTTAGCTTCTTTCTTGCCAGTTATATCTATTTCTACTGACCCGTTAGACTCTATCTCTAGCTTGGTTTCTTCCTGCTCATGCGGAAGTTTGTACTCTACCGGTTGAAATCCCATACTATCTCTCCTTACGCTCGTGTTATGCCACGGGGGTCACTTACTACAGCTTCAATTGAATCGTCGTTCATCAGACGATACTCAACACCTTCTACTTTAAAACGCGTTCCAGTGTTCATGCGGAACATTACGTAGTCACCTTGTTTACACCACGGCCCTGTAGGGAAGCGCTCTTTATCAGAATAGGCACCATCGCCCATATCCAACACAAGCCCCATGATCGACATGATGTGCTCGTTGTGCATTTCCTTACTCGACTTAATGATGCCGCTACTACCATAAGTATCATCTACTTCAGGCATAGCCACTAAAACCCTATATCCCACAGGTTTCGGCAGTTGGGCTTCTACTTCTTCTTCCGTTACTTCATTACTTAGATCAGTCATTGTCATCATCCAAATAGTTACGCGAGAGGTCGTTTATGTATCCTAAGCTGGCTTCGAGACCTCGAATCAAACCAACTACTTCTCGGTAGCACGCGTAGTCTTTCGGTGCGCCCCCACTGAGATGTTCTTGAGCAGAAGAGATGTCCTCTTCGATTTTCTTCTTTAGCACGTCTAAGACGGTAGTAGCCATGTTTGTTCCTTATTATCTTTGTTTATTGGCGGTATCTGCTGCTGTTTTCACAGCGTCTAGCTCTAGTCTAGCCGCATCCCTACGTCTATCCGCAGCCATCTTGGCGACGGTTTTTTCGGTGTCTAGCTGTAGTTCCTTCTCTTCTAACTGTATTTGCGCTTGATCTATAGCCACATCCGCTTGGTCTTTCTGCGTCTTGCGCTGTAGTTCTGCTTGTTTTAGCTGTACATCGGCTTGGTCTTTCTGAGCCTTGCGCTGTACTTCTTGCTGCTTGATCTGTAGTTCCGCTTGTTGCATCTGTACAACAGGGTCTTGTTGCTTCTGCTGCGCCTGTTTTTGCGCTGCTTCTTGCTCGTGTTGCGCGGTAAGCTGCTTACCACCTTCGGATATAAGTCGGGACAACTGGACTTCATCCTCTACCGTTAGCTCTTGATTTGGTGGTGGAAGAGTAGCACCTAACTTCTCTTCCATCTGAGCGCGGTATCTAAACCCAAGGTGTTCGGCGATGTGCGCCTGTAACGCGGCCATAATAGCGTTAGCCTGTGGGTTCTGACCGATACTCTGCCCGATCATGGGGTCTTTTATAAACGACTGGTGAGCCGTAATGTGAGCTTCGTGGTCTTGCGACAGGAAGGCTTTTATGGGGTTACCTGTTAAGGCGTTCATGTTCTCGCTTACGGGATCGGTAGGTTTCACATCGTCTTCCGTGGGGACTAACTTGTCAGCGTTTTTAACGCCTAGTACTTCGATCATCTGGCGGTGTAACTGAGGTAAGTTATATATTTGGGGGGCGGATTGCGCCATCTGCAACACGGCTTGGTACTGGACTACTCGTTGGGCCATTGTGGAGCTGTTAGGGTCACTTACAGGGATTACATCAACCATCGCATAGTCAGACTGTCTGGCTGATACTTCGCCTCTAGCAGGCTGATACTCGTACTCAGCGGTGGCTTCTTCGGCCATAATAGCCTTGAGCATCTTAAACTCTAGCTTCATAGCGTAATGTACGCGTGCCTGTACCGCAGCCATAGGCTTCAACGTACGCTCTAACAGCGCTAGTGTGGTACCTACGGGGGCATTTGCAGACATGTCAGAGATGTTCATATCACTAATAGCGCCTAGACGACGACCTTCAGTAGTGATTTGATTAAGCAACGCTAGTAGTGTCTGGCTTGGCTCCTTATAAGGGAGCGTCATAATGTTGTCGCGGATGCTACCTGAAGGCACGTCCACATCTTTAAATTCTCCCGGCTCGATGGGGGAATCATCGCCCTTAATACGAAGGCCACGGGACTTTAATCCGCCGGGGAGGTTAGACAGGGTGCCAGCGTCCACCAGTTGCCGTATGATCGACGTTCCGGCTCTAGCGTACCCACCGATTATGTGAATCAGTCCAAGGCCGTAGAAGCCGAATCCGGGCACATATACGTAGTGTACAAAGTGCTGACGCTTCAATGTCAGAGGGTCAGTTTCATTCCAGTTACGGCGTATAGCTAGTATCTGCTGGTTACCGCGCTCGATGGTTACGATGTAGGGCTTTGCAATACCATCTTCGTCGTCTATTCCCTCGATAAGGAGGTCTGCGTGGATTTCGTATATGGTGTACCGGTCATCGTCGGTAATATCGTAGCCACCTTCTTCGGCTTTCTTCTCTTCGATGTCCGAGTGGAACGGTTCAGGTTCACCTAACTCTACTCCCGAGTAAAAACCACTTACTTGCAGTTTCATTACCTCGTTCTCGGTCTTGCGCATGATGTGTGTAACACGCTCCGCAGACTCAATGTTAGACGCTCCGTAGGGCACGATAACGTCTTCTGCGGGGATATAGATGGCTGCCTGACGTCCTAGGTTGGGGTCAAAGTAAACCTTCTTAAACGCCGATCCTGCGAGTCCTAGGCTATACAGCATACGCTCGTGTTCGGGACGATACTCGACCATATTCTCGGTTAATTCGTAGTTCATATCCGCCTTAACACGTTCAGAGGCTTCTAACTTCTCTTTTGTCTCTGCGCCTAATACTTTTACGCGTACAGGGCCAGCGGCAGGAAAAGTCTCGCTCATGGTCTCTGCTTGGAACCGGATGGCAGCTTCTGCTAGGAGGGGGGAGCTAACGCCGCAAGCGCCTTCCCAAGGAGTCGTACGCTCTTCAGTCTTGAACCCTAGGATGTCTAGCCCTTTGACGTAAGTTTCAGCCCACTCTCTACGGCCCTCTACGTCAGCGTCTACCATACCGATAAGATCGCCAGCCAGCTCAGTTAGCTCGCCTTCGTCCATCGCCTCTACTAAGTTAGCGTCAAATCCTAGCAAGTCGTCTTCATCTCCGCCGGGAATGATAGTGATTTCTACGCTACCGTCATCCAGAGTGACCATTTCGGGGTTGACAACCTCGATTTCAAGTTCTGGTTCCATCAACTCACCGTCAATTTCTTCTATGCTCTCGGGAGCAGCGTATAACCCTTTTTCAATTGCCATGATCTAACCTCTTAATAAAACCCGCTCTTGCGGTGTTTAAAGTATCTAATGTCGTCTGGTTCATCAGTGGGCAGTCGAATAAACCCACCTTGTCTGAACCTCATAAGTGCCATAACCGTAGAATCCACCAAGTCATCGTGGCTAGCAAAGGGGAACCCCGCTATCTCCTCAACAACTTCTTCAGCCCATCGGGTCTGGGGAACCCATACCAATCCAGACTGTACAATATCAGATACTGAGTTTAAGCGCGCAAGTTTATCGCCTGATCCCCTGTGGGGGGTATACTCAGACACCGGTAGTCCCATCCTACGCATCTCTTGGTACAAGGCAACACCAGAACTCTTCTTCTCCACGATGAACGAGTCAGGTTCCCAGTCAGAATACTCCTGCATGGCCAACTCTTTTAGCTCATGGAACTCCAACCGCTGCTTTATACTGTTAAGTAGTATGATATTATACGCTGAAGTCTCTTCATTTAGAAAGACACCCCATGTAGTCAGGGCCGTGTAATCCGCTCGGTTGTGTTTTTCTGCCGCCGAATCCAGTGACATGATGATATATTCGCAGCTTGGGGGGTGTTCGTGCTCCCATTCGTTCCACCACTCGCGTTTGACAAGGGCGGCTTCTTCTGCTGTAGGCTGCTGTTGGTACTGAGCGTTCCACTGAAACACAGGCATAGAAGCTTTTGTGCGTAATAATGCCTCTAAATCAAAGAATTCGGGCCATAAAGGCTTCTCTACTATCTCTCCGGTGGTCGTATCTTCCACATCGAGGATCGCGGGGAACTCAATAACCTCATACTGGTCAGATCGCTCGTTTTGAGCCATATCCTTGACCACACGCCCCGTCAAATCGTCCATATGCCACCTAGTTTGGATGATAGCTACGCTACCTCCGGGCATTAGACGGGTACGAGCACCGAACGTAAACCACTCATATGCCTTCTCAAAGACGATAAAGTTGCCATTAATTACGTCTTGTTCGGAATGTGGGTCATCTACTAGCAGCAAATGGGCACCACGCCCAGCCAATGCGGAGCCAACACCACAAGCGTAGTACTCTCCGCCCATGTTTGTGCTCCAACGACCGGCTGATTTGGAGTCTTTGGCGAGTGTTACGGTAGGGAATATGGCTCTATAGGCTTCACTGGAGATAATGTTACGTACTTTACGACCAAAATCCACTGCGAGGTCGGTAGTGTGGGACACCATCATTACTTTCTTGTCTGGATTACGTCCCAAATACCACGCGGGGAAGAAAATGGACACTAATTGGGACTTTCCGTGGCGCGGAGGGATATTTACGCAGGCTCTGTCCTTGTCTCCACGCTCAATAGCCATTAATAGGTCGGCCAGAATGCGGTGATGCTTCCCAACTAGGTAGTCAGGCTGCATAAGTTTACAAAACTCAATTAAATCGTCATATGCGGCTTTATTTGTACGCCTACTGTCCAGTTCATCGAACAGTTTTTCTATCTCTACCGCTTCATCGGGCGTAAAATCGTCCAGATTGTCCAACATACGCTGGATTTCTTCGTATGTGAAGTCCTCTACTACCTCACTCATCCAGTGTCAAGCCTAATTCGGCGTCTATGTCTATAACTTCTCCGTCCAACACCACCTCATCCACAGGATTTACGATCTTTTCGAGTTTTTGTCGTAGTTTTGCCTTCAGATCGTCTGTTGACTGGTGTGTAACAGTCACTTCTGACTTCTCGGCAAACAACGACACGTCTGAAATCTTACCCAGTAACTCCAATGCCCGTATTCGTACCTTGGGGTCGGGGTTCTCGGTCTCTAAGATGAGTTTGTTGGTGATGAGGTGACGCACAGTAGTAGCAGACTGGACAACAGACTGACCAAATTCAGTCAAAATGTTCCCTGTAAGTACCAATGAGGCAGGTGTAAGCTGGGCTAGACGCTTACTTGTAGCTTTCTTCGATGTTTTTTCGGGGTCGTCGGCGTACGCTATAGCAAGTTTAGATGCTACGTCTTGGTCTTCTTTGTTGGGTTTCAATTCTAACCCATGTTCTGCTAGCTCTAAGGCTGTAGTTGTTGCTGCAACGGTACGGACAGTCAAGTCCACCGCAGGATCGTCATCAAAAAGCGGAACCCCAAGCTCGGGTTCGAGTTTAATCGTCATATCGTACATCGCAGGTTATTCACCGGAGGTGCATTTATAACACACTTGTTTTTTGGAAACAAGCATATGTCTGGCATAGGGGGTTTGGTGCGTAAAAGTGCCAACTAAGGCGAATTATTGCATGCTAAAAGTGTGGCCATACCATATATGATATGACTTGCATGAAAAAAGGGCATTAGTAATCATAACTGATTGGTTTAAAATGGCACCTTACTCCTACTCCTACTCCTACTCAATTGAGGCTCCCGTGATCTGCTTTTCTGTTTTAGTTACTACCGTTATGTGTTTTATTTCTGTTGTCGGTCTTGCTCTTATTGCGTACGACTCGTAAAGTTACTTAGCCTTTCTAATCCCTGTTCCATTTTTTCTTTGGTGAACTCACTGGCCGCAAATTGCTTGGCACCGGCAGTTGTTACCTCGTCTATAGATTGCACGAACAGGCACTCTGTGTCTAAAGCTACGAAAACGTAGAAGTCTGCGGTCTTAGTCGTACGGAGGTTATACGAATAGCGAGGTTTGTTAGGATTCCGGTTCGCCGATTTGACCTGCACGGTAAACACATCTCCGTTACGCGACTGGCACCACAAGTCTACGCCGGAACGGTCTACGTGGTGGCACTCTACGCCCATTTTTTCGAGTAGGTAGATTACAAGGCATTCCCCTACACGTCCCCTAGCTGTGCTGCTATCGACTTTATCCATACCTTGATAATAAGGTATAAAATTTTTTTCACAAGGTGTTTTTAAAGTTATGTGGGGGGTCTTCCTATATAGAGAGGGGTGGGGGTTGCGTTTTGAGAAAAATACGA